TTCAAAACCCTGTTATAAAGCGTGTTGCACGATCAACCATTGGCGATAGAACATCAACGCTTAAAGTTAACCTTCCTTATGAGCCGCGCAGTATTGGCGTAGTATCGTTAATTAATCATAATTTAACCACTAATGCAAAGATCAGATACATTGGCTATAGTGGTTTAAATTTTACGGGAGACGTGCGGTTTGATAGTGGTGCTGATTTTCGCGCATGGACAATTCTCTATCCAATTTATAGCGCGAATACAGCCGGCACAAAATACCCTTGGGAATCGCGCAATTGGTGGCTAGGGTCAATCGAAGAAGATCAGCGCAAAAGTTACACGTCAATGGGAACGTATTATCCTGACGATAACGCAATGGTGCGCTCAGTAAAAATTATTATTGATGATACCCCATCCGTTTCAGCAACTAGCACAACCAGCGTAACCGTAGGTACAGGTGAAAAATCCTTTACAGTAGGCACTAACCTAAGTTTTATTGCTGGGCAAGAAATAACCATTTATAAAACTGGTACAATAACGACTTTTGTCGCAGGGACAGTGCAATATTACGCGCCATCAACAGGCGCATTAGTGTTAAACTCTACCGCTTATGGCGGTACAGGTTCGCACAGTGCGTGGTCTATCATCAATGGTGAAAACTTTATTGAAATAGGTCGTGTATTTTTAGGCCGCACAATTGAGCCTAGTGTTAATCCTGCTTATGGTGATATTCAGCAAGGCTACACTGATTTAACAGAAATACAACGCTCGGTTGATAATACAAAATATTATTATATTAAACCAAAAATGCGCACGTTAGCGTGTATTTTAAAACACATTACCCAAGATGAAGCATTTAGCGGATTTTACGATGCACAACGCGAAGTTGGGTTAAGCGGTGAAATGCTTTATAGTTATTCAAAACCAGATTACATCGGTAGCATTAATATGACGGTTGATAAGAATTTTTACGCCCGCACATTTTTGTGTAATTTTTCAGAATTAAGCCCAATTGAAAACCCATTTGTTAATGGATTTCAAACGGCATTAAAATTAGAGGAAATAGTTTAATGAGTTCAGTCACTTTTAGTACAACAGTAGGCGGTGACGGTTCAACTGTTACCGATGATGATAATGCCACAACAGGTCTTGGTAACGGTGGTGCGTTAATACGTCTTGTGCCAATGATGCAACAGGTTGTAAACGTTGCTTCTTACGTTGTTTCAGTTGGTGGTGCGGCAAGCAGTGATGCTATTGATGCATCAGCAAGCGCAGACGCAGCCGCAGCAAGCGCAACAGCCGCAGCCGCAAGTTATGATTCATTTGATGACAGGTATCTAGGTGCAAAATCGACTGACCCGTCAGTCGATAACGATGGAAATGCTTTGCTAACTGGTGCTATTTACTGGAATACCGCAAGCAGTGTTATGAAGGTATGGTCAGGTACGGCTTGGGTTTCATATAATCCTGCAATAAGTTATTTGCTTACAGCTGGCGGTACGATGACGGGTGCAATTACGTTTGCGTCTGGGCAGTTTGGAACAAATGTTAATACGTTTTTATCTACGCCATCTAGTGCAAATTTAGCTGCTGCGTTAACTGACGAAACAGGTAGTGGTGCGGCAGTGTTTGCAACTTCACCTACACTTGTTACGCCGGTGCTTGGTACACCTTCAAGTGGTACGCTGTCATCTTGTACGGTTGATGGAACAAATGGCGTTGGGTATATCAATATCCCTCAAAATAGCCAGTCTGCCGCCTATACACTTGTTGCTGCGGATGCGGGAAAGCATATTTTTCATCCGTCAACTGACGCTAATGCGCGGACGTTTACTATCCCTGCAAATGGTTCAGTAGCGTATCCAATTGGCACAGCAATTTCGTTTGTTAACATGACTTCTCAAGTCGTCAGTATCGCAATCACAACAGACACGATGTATTTAGCTGGTACAGGCACAACAGGTACACGCTCACTTGCGCAGTATGGCACAGCAACAGCACTTAAAATGACATCGACAACTTGGATTATTTCTGGTGCGGGGCTGACCTAATGAGTGGGATTCAACAAATGTTAACGGGCGGGACTTATAAACCCGCAGGTCCAACAACTATTGGTCAAGCGTATGGCGGGGGGTTTTATGCTGGAAAAATTGCAGTAGGTGGCGGAGGCGTCGCTACACATTATCTTATTGTTGCACCTAAAGCATCGGGTCAAACCTCAGGTATACCTTGGGGTATTGTTGTAACAACGGGTATTACGTCTGTAATTAACGGGCCAACAAACTCTGCGTCACTAGCTGCACGCGGTGCGTCATATGAAGCTGCTGTATTTGCTGAAGGCTTAACAATAGGGGGTTACTCAGATTGGTATTTACCTGCTAAAAATGAGCTAGAAGTGCTGTATTATTTCTTAAAACCTACAACTTCCACGAACTCTACTTCTTCAGGCTCAAATGCTAACGCTGTATCCCCAGAACCTATAAGTACAAACTACACGAGTGGCTCACCCGCTCAAACAAGCGCGGGCATCGACTTTAGAACTGGCGAAACAAATGCGTTTGACTCTGCCGTCTATTGGTCTTCGTCTGAGTACAATAATGTCAACGCAGCATCGCAATCCTTCGCCGATGGCTATCAGCTCAACTACGATAAGCGTGATCCTGCCTACGTCAGGGCTGTTCGGAGAGTCGCGATATAACCGCGTTAAGGAGATAAATTATGTATATTAAATTAACAAACATCGACGCAGACACAGGTATTCTTTGCACAGAAGCACCAATGCGAACAGGCCCGGCAATCCCAAATGTAAAAGGTTTTCAGTTTATCTTTCAAAATGAGTCTGATTTTCCTATTGCATCAACAGCTGATGGTACACTTGTCTCAGCACCTTTGCTTTACGGGACGTGTGATGATGATGCAGATACAACACTAGTAGGTGTTTTAAAAGTGCTAACACAAGTTGAATTTGATGCGGATAAACAGGCAGAACATCAAGCAAGAAAACCTTATCCTTCATGGATTGGCGATATTAACACCATGTCATGGCAACCGCCTGTGCCTTATCCACAAGACGGTAAATATTATCAATGGGATGAATCGATAGTTAACTGGGTTGAGGTGACAAATGCCTGACGAAGCCTGCCGCCTTGCTAAAGTAGAGCAACGAATTGAAAACCTTGAAGAAATATTTGAAGATAGGGGTAAAAAACTCGACGCCATAATTGCCACTCTTGAAGAAATGAAGAACGAGCAAACACGCTATAAAGGGTTTATTGGCGGTATTGTCTTCACCATTGGCGCGTTGTTTTCGTTTATTGCTTGGTGGACGAGTAAGTAATGGAATTCCTACAGTTCGCAACCGACGTAGGTTTTCCTATAGCCGCTGCCTGTGTCGGTATGTACTTTGTTTTTTTAACCATTAAGTTTTTGCTTGATAGCGTACTTGAAAAGATTAAAAGCCTTATCGGTATCATCAAGCAACTTGATAGGCGTGTTACCGCTATGTCAGAGGATATTGTAAAAATAGACGTGCTAATGACAGAAACGCTTGATATGCCAATTGAAAAAGAAAAAGTGGCAAGGTTCAATAACCCGCAAGAAAAGAGAATTGACTAATGGATGTTGACGCATTAGCTAAGTATATCAACCAATATGGATTCCCCATTATTGCATCGGGGAGCATGGGTTACATTGTCTATTTCGTTTGGCTTTGGGCAACATCGATTGTTAAGCCAATCCTTAGCGAAACAACAGACGCGCTGATTGAATTAATCGACCAAATACGCCTGCTTGATAATGATATGATTCGGCTTACACAAAAATTAATTACGGTACTTTCTATGAGATCGAGAAAATGAAAACAGGCGAACGCGGTTTAAAATTAATTAAAGAATTTGAAGGTTGCAAGCTCAAAGCGTATCAATGCCCAGCGGGTGTTTGGACTATTGGCATTGGCTCAACACATTATGGTGATGGCACACCAGTTACTAAAAACAGAACGCTACCTAATGAAGGTGCAGCAATTGCTTTACTGGCTGCAACCATTGGACAATATGAAAAAGCCGTTAATGCAACAGGCGTTGAATTAACACAAAATGAATATGATGCACTTGTTTGCTTATGCTACAACATTGGCGCAGGTAACTTTTTTAAATCTACACTTGTTAAAATGCTAAAAGCCGGTGACGACAAGGCAGAAATAGCAAAGCAATTTTTACGATGGGATAAAGCAGGTGGAAAACCGCTTGCTGGATTAACGCGAAGACGAAATGCTGAAGCGGAATTGTTTTTAACGCCATAATAAAAAAGCCGCTTATTCAGCGGCTTTATTTTTAATCATCCATTTTTGATAGGCTTCTTCAGGTGTTAAGCCAGAGCAAACAGCCGTTGTTTGTGTGTAACATAACCAAATTCTACCTATCTTTTTAAGTCGTGGTTTCATGCACTGTGTTCACTTATAAACACGGGTTGCATGGGATTATCTGCAAACCATTTTAATTTTATCAAATAATCGCGCATGGCTTGATAACGCAAGCCGCCTGATGGTTTACCACTTTTAAATTCATACATTACACGCCCTCTTTTTCTTTTAACTTATCAAAATACCACTGTGCTTTTTTTAAATCCTCAGCACCGTTTTTTTGCTTATAACGCCATTGATATTTTAATATGTTCCCGCGTAAAAATCCGATAAATTCTTCTTTTGTTAGCATAGATTCAATTGCGTCAATACATTCAACAGTGCCGCTGCTATAGTGCGCTGGTGAGTTTACGTTTTCTTTTTGCTTGTTTAGGTGTTTAATGACATTATCTAATCTAACGGGCGAACATTCAACAGGTGGCGTCAATTCTTCATAGCTTGTCAACGTGTACAAATAAGCGTTGTCTATTCTATCAGCAGACTTATGCACAATACCGTCTTTGATTAACTTTTGAACCTTAAATTCCACTTGATGTTGCTTTAAATCTGTTAGCTCGGTTATTTCGCGCATTGTCATGCCTTGACGGTTTCCGCGCTGGAGAATTTGCTGGATCATTTTTTTATCTCATTAAGTGCGTAAGGATGACAGGTTAGATTCCATCTGCCTGCAAATTGCAAATTTTTAAACGCAAAATCCTGTTTAACTGCCGCGCTTTCACACGAAGCCTTATCCGCAAATTCAATTGTTGATTGTGTAAGCTCACCGTGAGTTGTTACAGCGATAATTAAAATATAAGCTGTTGTTGCAATCATTTTGTTTCTCCTTTATGTCGTTCAAAATAACCAAATAAATCCCATGCAAATTTGTTACCGTTGCGGTCAAGCCAATGCAATTCTAAAACAGCTTCTTCTGCACCGCTGGGAGCTTTACTCCAATCTATCTCAAATAAAGCATCGACTACCTGTTGATCTGTTAATTTATCTTTGGCAATCATTTTCCTGTACTCCCAAAGCCACCTGCACCACGCTCAGTTACCGTGTTGAACTCTTCAACTTCTTCAAATATCGGACGCAATACAGGCACAAAAAACATTTGAGCAATACGTTCGTTAGGTTGGATTCGATAACTATCACCGTGTGTCATGCGCAACTTAACCATAATTTCGCCTTGATAATCACTGTCAATTACGCCAACCGTGTTCATCAAACCAACGCCATAATTAAAACCTAACCCACTGCGTGGTACGATTAAGCCAACAACAGACTTATCAGCAATATGGATTGAAATGCCTGTAGGAATTAGCACGGGCGTTTCTGGTTTTAAAAGCATGGTTTCTTCAATACAAGCGCATAAATCAATAGCTGCTGCGCCTTCGGTTTGGAATTGCGGAATAACCGCGCTTGGTCTTTCTTTTTTTATCTGCATAATGTCATCTCCCATTGTGTAGGCATGTCGCCAATCCACGTTTTTAAAAATTCCCGTGCGGTTTTATTTCCGCGCTGGCTTTCTGATAAATTAATGCGCTTAATTTGTATATGCTCGATTCCTTCATCATCAACAACCAACCTTCTACCAATCAGATCACCGCAGTATTTTGCAAACTCTTTTTTATCATAAAAAAACACTCTCCAGTTTTTTACAATGCGCTCAAATCGTATTGCATTTCTCATGCGATAATTTACAGTTTGTGGTGATAAGCCATGCTCAGTAGCAAAGTCTAAAACGGTCTGTTCATCTTCGTTTGGATGGCAAACAACAATGTTATTAATTCTAAAATTATAATTATCACCGTCTTTAAAAATAACAGCATCTTCAAAGCTTGGATAATAACCATATGAAAAGAAAACAGCCATGCGCCATGCGGTAAAGTATTTTTTACCGTTTTCTTTTTTAACGCAAATGGTGGCTTGCCGATTTGAGTAGTTAAAAGACAACGGTTTGTCAGGCGTTCTTTTTCGGTAAAATGTTCCTGTTCCACCACAATAAATAATGTTTTCTTTTATACTTTCCAACTCTTTAAGCGAAACTTTTAAATCTCTTTTTATTGGTTGCACCATGCTATTACCTTTGATGTTCAATTTTTAAATCAAAAATAGGGCGTATTTCATGACAACGATCACACTCCCTAATTCCTCTGCTTACATATTGCCGCCATGTTTTATGCTGGCAGTTTGTTGCGCTTGGCGTTGGTGTTACCTTCTCAACTGGTTTAATTAATGCCATAGCCATATCCCCGCTAATATGAGTGCTAATACATAAAATATTAATGCTGCAATGTCGTCAATCTCCACGCGCGTACTCCATCATGAAACAAACTATTAAAACAAAAATTCCTGTCCAAAAAATTAATTCAGCCATGTTTACGTTCCTCTCTAAATTTTGCCAATATAAATTGAATATCAATGGTTTCTTTAATGCTGCGCAGTTTTTGACGCTTCAGGCTTTTACGTTCTTCTTTTAATTCGTTAAGCCGGTTAAGCAAATGTTCTTCTAGTGCTATTTGTTTCATCTCGCTACCATATCCCCAGCAACATTGCGTTGCATCTCATAAACAGTAAAAATCTTGCCATCTCTTAAAACAAACTCGCCAATATTGGTTTTAATGATTTCATAATGATGTCTGTGTGTTGCTGCTATTGTAATAAAGCAAAGCAATGCACCTATTAAGAATGAACAAATAGCCACCCATATTAAGTCGTTTTTCATTCTACCACTCCCGTTGCGCTGTCATTGCAGACCGCCATAATCACCCGTGCTGGGCGTTTTGACATTTGGTAAGCACCAACAGCAAGATTCCATTCTTCTTTGGCGTTAGCGCATGCTTGGCGCGTGTCATAAGGTATTGCCGTTGTTGTGTAGGCAATGCGCTCAACCTGTGTTGTTCTGCCGCGCTTGTCGATTGTGGTATCGACAGTTAAAAAAGATAATGTAAGTACAAGTGTTGCGCTCATAAAACCGCCTTTAATTTTAATAATTCACGTTTAATCGTGTAAAGCTCAGTTGTTGCTTTATTGCTTTTTATCCAAAAATAAACAGCGGTTAAAATAAACACCACATAAGCAATGCCTGTTTCGTCTAGCATCTTTAAAAATTCAATCATAAATCACCTTTTTATTAAAAAAAGCCACTTGTCTTAGCGGCAGAGGTAGGAGTTGTTTGTTATAACAAATCACTTAAATTGTGATCGCTTTTAAAGTTGTCAATGTAAAAAATATAACCGCCTTTTTCAACGTCTTTGTAAATATTAATGTCGTTGTCGTTAACGTGTTCATAAACTATTTCTGTCAATTTTTCTGAACCAATCATTTCTTCACCTTCTTCATCGGTAAATGAAATGTCGCCAACTAAACACTCACG